CTGAGATCGTGGAGATCGCTAGAAAGTACATCGAGTCCGTTGGTGGCTTTGAAGCCTTTGCTGCTTGGGGTCTTATTCGTGCTTAATAAGTGTGCAGCCATTAACCGCTTCTATAGGAGTAGTGCTTGGCTCTTGGCTAGGCAGCAAAAGATAGCAGCGTGCAACGGTAGGTGTGAACTCTGCGGTGCGATAGGGGAAGAGGTCCATCATAAGATAGCCTTAACACCTAGTAACATCACAGACACTAACATCACTCTTAATCCTGACAACCTTATCTATCTCTGCAAAGAGTGTCACAACAAAGAGCATGATCGTTTTAAGAAGAAGGCTAGTCAGTTTGACAGCGAAGGAAACTTAAAACCATTCTGAAAAAATAAATTTACCCCCGCCCGGGTCGAGTGCTTTTACTTTTTTAAAGTACCGATGCGCCCCACCTCAAAAATATGCGAGGCCGAAATTTTCAAAAATCACTAATTTTTAGAGGAGGAAAACTCGTGGACGTAACTGCTGTACGAAAAGAATACGAGCGACTACTTGCTCTATTCAAAGATGTTGATGAAACAAAAACAAAACTAGTTGATGAGCTGCTACACAAAGCGGCTTTTTTAAAGGTTCAGTTAGATGAACTGCAAAAACAAGTAACAACCTATGGTGCGGTCCAAGTTAAAAATGGTGAGTTTAGAGAAACTGTTTCTTATAAATCTTTCCTCACTTCTTTAGCGGTGTACCAAACCGTAATAAAAACACTCAATTCTATCCTTGGTAGAAATGCCGTAGATGAAGATGATGAGTTTGATAATTTTATGAAATCTTTAGGAGGATAATTCAAATGGCATATGAAATTAATATTCACGTCGGTAAAGATGGCAAACTCACTTCAGATGTAGAGCCATTTGAAATATCCGTCTATCGTGAATCTAAAAGAGTAAAACTCTTGTTTGAAGTGGATACAGAGATTGATAGCACATATCATTACTTAAAATTCACTCATGCAAGAGCTACTTATCTTTATAGGGTCCACAATAATGAATTCGAAATCCCTAAAGCCATCACAGCTTATGAAGGTGCGTGGGAGATGAGTTTTGTCGCATGTGATGAAGTCGCTAATAGTGATAGTACGATCACAGCTAACTACATCTATGCATCTGAGCCAATCGTGGCCACAGTCCTTAAAGGAAACTTAGGAATCATTCATACTTCAGAAGAGTTTAAGATGCTCTCACAATTAGTCGAAGGATCATTTGATCACTTTGAAATACCAGAGGGTGTAGGTTTTATTACCACTAACTTTTTAGCAGAAGCAACAAATGAATTCACGGTCAGTGTTCCTTATACGGTGACCACAATTAAGCAGCACGCTTTTTACTTAAGTGGTTGTACGCATATCGAATTTGAACCTGGTAGTCAGTTAGCGACTTTAGAAAACTATGCTCTCTATCGTATTGAGAACTTAGAAGATATTAACTTCCCATCTTCGTTATCGACTTGGGGCCAATATAACTTAAGTGGGTGTGGATGCGAGTATGTCACCTTTGGTGCTGAATCAAATTTAAGATCTCTCACATCATATGCATTCTGGAATATTCCAAAACTTAAGAAGCTCTATTTACCTGATAGACTCCAAAGCTTTAGTGGTGGTACTGCAGTTGTTAAGGGTTGCCCTCAATTAAATGAAATCTGGTTCCCTAACACAATTAATGTTGCTATCCCTATGGAAGCAATTCAGGATTGTCCGTTGCTAACTAAGATCTCTTTACAAAGTAATTTCAACGTGAACGCTAACTTTGGTAACTGCACCTCATTGACCAGAGAATCAGTCATCCAAATGTTTAGAAACCTGAAGGATTTATCAGGTCAGGCATCAAAAGTTATCTCTATTCATCAAGTTGTCTATGACAGGTTAGAGGAAGAGGACTTAGATATCGCAACAAATAAAAACTGGACTATCGGTATCGTTGGAGCAAACGATCCATTAGCAGGAAAGTTCTTCCATTACGAGAATAGTTCAATTTCTATTGACCTCGAATTCAGTGTTGGATTTGGCTGCATTATGATTGATGCTAATGCGGTCAACTTTACTTATGAATACCTCTCAGATACAACCTTTAAGATTGATATCTCTGGTGGTGATTACATTCCAAGTGCTTGGGGTAACTTCATGCCTGTACCAGTTGGCCAAGTCATTAATGATACAGGTGTTATTTCATTCAGTAGTGGTGAAGTATCAACCGTTAAGCTCAAAACATATTCCACAAATAATGTTGGAACAAATAGAACATTCAGCATTGTGAGGGAGGATGATTAACATGGAAACAATTATCGAAAAAGGTAGAAAAGTCTTAGTCGCTAAAAATGGCTGTGTTATCCAAAGTGTTACTGACGGCTCTATATTAGGCAAGAAGCTCATTCTAGGTAAAAAGGACTCCGAGATTCATTATCACGAGATTCCAGTGCCTATCAAAACGGAAGAAGATACCGAAGAATGAGTTTTTTACTATCCTATATCGACGAAATAGAGTCGGGGCGAGTAATTGCTGGTCAAGAACTAAAAAGTGTCTTAAAACGCTTGAAAAACGATTTGAATGATCCTCGTTACATCTATGATGAAAAACCAGGACAAATAAGAATTGAGTTTATTGAAAAGTTTTGTAAGCACACTAAGTCACCGTTTAATGGTCAGCCATTTATCCTAGAACTATGGGAGAAGGCATTCTTAGAGTGTGCATACGGTTTCAAAATGAAAGAGACCGGTCTAAGAAGATTTAACGAAGCTTTACTTCTCATTGCTCGTAAGAATGGTAAGACAACATTTATTGCTGGCATTGACCTCGCAGAATTCTTTTTAAGTAGTGGTGGCACCGATATTGTTTGTGCATCTAACACGAACGATCAGGCGAGCATCCTATTTGAAGAAATAAACAACATGCGTGAACAGAGCAAAGCTCTACGAAACGAAAAACGTTCGAAAAAGAATATTTTCTACATCTATTCTCCTAAGAACAAAAACAAGATTAAAAAGCTCTCCGCTCAAAGTAGAAACAAAGATGGCTATAACATCGAAGTTGGCTGTATTGATGAGGTCCATGAAATGACTGACTCAAAAGTCTACGATGCTATTAAGCAATCTCAATCCACAAAGAAAGAGCCTTTAATCTTCATCATTACCACAGAAGGAACCACAGTTGATGGCTTTCTAGATAACAAACTTGCATACGTCAGAAAGATGATAAAAGGCGAGATTGAAGACGAAAGAATCCTTCCGTGGCTTTACACACAAGATTCGATTGATGAGGTCTTTAACGATCCATCGAGTTGGCAGAAGTCAAATCCTAGCTTAGGCACCATCAAGACAAAGTCTTATTTCGATGATGTCATGAATAAAGCTAGAAACGATTTAGCCACTAAAGTAACGATGCTATGTAAAGACTTTAACATCAAACAAATCGAAAGCGGTTCATGGTTAACGTATGCAGAGTTAAATAATGAAACCACGTATAAGATGTCTGACATTAGAGACAGCTATGCTATTGGTGGAGTTGACCTTTCTTCTACAACAGACCTAACCGCAGCAGTCTTGCTTATTATCAAAAATGGCAAGAAGTACGTTCTCCCACATTTCTTTATGCCTAGTGAACTAGTTAAAAAGAGAGTGGAGGAGGACAAGATTCCATACGACATCTGGGTTAAAAAAGGTTTAATCACTCTAACTAACGGAAATCAAAACGACTTCCATCATGTCACCGAATGGTTCATTCAAATGGTGAGAGAGTATGGCATTCGTCCGGTTTTTATAGGCTACGATCCATGGAATTCTCAGTATTGGGTTAAGGAAATGGAAGATGCTGGATTCACAATGGAGAAAATAAGACAAGGTATATACACCTTATCTGAACCAATGAAACAGCTAGAAGGTGACCTTAAAAATAAACTAGTTATCTATGATAATAACCCGATATTAAAGTGGAATTTAGCGAATACTCAGGCAAAAGTGGACCTTAATGGAAACATTCAACCTAGTAAGCTAAACAGCAAATTAAAAAGAATCGATGGATGCGTGGCGTTGATTATCGCTTATGCAGTCCTTACTCGATACAAGACAGACTATGAGAATTTAATTAGTTAGGAGGTAGCTATGGCATTCTTTGACATTTTTAAACGCAAGAAAAAAGTAGTGGCTCCTGTTAACTACGATGCTCGAGTCTTTAAATCGACATTAGATATCTTTCAAGACTTTGGAAACAATATCAACATGTCCGATGTGGTGAAGATCTGCATTGATCGAATTGCTACTCATGCAGCAAAACTTAAGCCAAGATATGTCAAAACTCAAGATGATAAAACGGTGTTAGAGAAGAATGGCAACTTAAGTTATCTACTCAAGTTTCAACCTAACCCTTTAATGACACCTTACGATTTTATCTATCGAGTAGTGACTCTTCTTTACTTAAATAACAATGCGTTTATTTATCCAGTTTATGATTACGAAACCTATGAGCTCAGAGAGCTATGGCCATTAAAACCGACATCGGTTGAGGTCCTTAAAGATGAGAGTGGAGCGATGTATCTCCGCTTTTATTTTTCTGATAAAAAAGGTTTCACACTTCCATACGAGTCCGTTATTCATCTTCGTAGATTCTATGGAATGAATGATGTCTTTGGTGGCAATGGTGCGATAAGCGATCATGCCGCTTTGTTAAAGACAATCAAAATTAATGATTCCGTCCTTCAGGGTTTGGATAACGCTATTAAAACAAGCTTCCAAATCAAAGGTTTATTAAAAATAAATGGAATCTTATCTGAAAAAGACAAAACTGCTCAAAAGAAAGAGTTTGATGATGCTTTAAAAGAGGCAACTAGTGATGGAGGTAGTTCCATTGTCCCTGTTGATTTAAAGAGTGACTATGTGCCGCTTAATACTGATCCTAAGTTAGTGGACAGTACGACACTCACTTTCTTACAAAAGAAGATCATCTCTTACTTTGGTGTTAGCGATTCTATCTTTGATAACAAATACAACGAAAACGAATATAACGCTTTTTATGAGTCGGTTATTGAAGGTATAGCAATTGCCTTATCAGAGACATTCTCAAAAGCATTATTAACAAGAGGTCAATTAGAGAAGGGTGAGCAAATCATCTTTTATTCTGAAAGACTTCAATATGCTTCATGGAATACCAAAGTCCAGGCCATCGAGAAGTTGATGGGTCTTGGCATACTTTCTCTCAACGAATCCAGAGCCTTGCTTGGCTTTGAACCTATTGAGGGTGGTAGTAGACGTTTGCAATCACTCAACTATGTTGATGCTGATAAAGCTAACGAATATCAACTTGATAAATTCTTTAAGAAACCTAAATCCAAGGAGGAAATCGACAAAGATGAATAAAGAAGTTAGATTCTCATCTCTCGAGAGCAGAGCGGATGAAGAAAACAAAAAGATGATAGTGGAAGGCTATGCAATCGTGTTTAATGAGGAAACGCTCATTGGCACAGAAGAACATGGTTTTACCGAAGTCATCGATGCTCAAGCATTAAAAGAAACAAATATGAAAGATGTGCCGTTTAAATACAACCATAACGACAGCACACTCATTATTGCGAGGACCAGAAATGGTTCTCTTTCTTTAGAAGTTGATGAAAAAGGTTTGAAAATCCATGCCGAACTCATCGACACAACCAGCAATAGAGACATCTTCAAATGTATCGAAGCTGGACTATTAGACAAGATGTCATTTGCTTTCACTGTTAAAAGTCAAAGCTGGGATAAAAGCGGTAAG